GGCCTGATTGCGGACATCGTCCTTGAGCTTATCCATCTCAAGTTCGAGCGCCCCGATGAAGCTCGCCGTGCCACCCTTGGCAGCAGCGGCAATCGCCGGACCAGTGACCTCGAAGCGGCCGTAAAGATAGGCGGCCGTGAAGGTCAGGCGCTTGGTGGTCTGCGAGCCGGCCGTAAGCGTGCCGCTGCCAGTGCTCCAGTCAGCGCCTTCCGCGCGGAACCCAACCCCGCTGTTGCGGTCGACATGCACAGGCACAACGCCCTGCTTGCCTGCCCAGGAGATCTTAGCCTTCTCGAACATGTCGAGGACCATGACCTCATTATTCAATTGCTCCTGAAGAGGACCGATGTAGTAGTCCTTCAGGATGGCGTCTAGCACCGAAATATTGACTGGATTAGCCATCTCTCATCTCCCTAACCAAAGAGGTTGATATCGCCGTTCTTCACGGCGTTGAAGAGGGCTTCTGTGCCCTCTTTAATCGACCCATATGTCTTCTTGTCCGCTGTGCGGGCAACCCTAGACGCCCCCGTCCCTGCACGCTTTGGGCGTGAAGGGACACCAGAAGGCGCCTCTGCGGCCTCCGCCTCGGCTTGAGCCTTGGTGGCGCCAGGGTTGTCGGCCAAGTACCGAGCAATCGCCCCCTCCTCGCGCTTGGCGAGCCAGGTGGTGTACTGCTCAGCAACCCGACCCAAGTCTACATTTGGATCACGCTGGACGGCGCTGTAGAGAACTTGCTGAAGGTCTGATGTGAGGTTCTTGTCATAGTTTCCAGTGACATCGGCGACCTCTTGCCGGAGACGAATCCGCTCAGCGTGGACCTCCTGCTGGTGCAGGCGGGCCTCCATCATGGCGATCTTGTCCTTCACTTCTTTCGGAAGGTCAGGGGTGCCATTCAGGAGCCTATCGAGTTCGTCGGTGACCTCTGCTTCATTCTCTGCCGGCTTGGCGTATTGCAGACTTCGCATTGCGTTAACTTCGTTACGCATTGCATCCATCTGATGCTTGTACTGCTCAAGCTGCGCCTTCGCACCGTCGATCTCTCCACGATACTGGTTGCGCGCTTCGAGTACGCTCTTGAACCGCTTATACGGGACACGGTGGCCCGGTGGTGAAGAGTCCTCCTCGTCAGAACCGTCATCTGACTTGGCCTCTGTCTTCACCTCGCTCTCGCCGGCTTTGGCCTCGACACCACCCTGATCAGCCGGAACTTCCGGTGTCTCAGGTTGGGCTTCAACCACCTCTTCGGCTGCGGGTGCAGCCTCGACCTCTGGCTTCACGTCCTCGGTCACGGACGCAGGTTCGCTCTGCTCGGAGAATCCAAGCTCCAGCTTCTCGCTCAACTCTCGTGACTGCTCTTCGCTTAGCAAACCCATCTCTAACTCCTTTTAACGCCTTGGAACCTTGGCGGGGGTGACGCGCTTACGCGCGAGTTCATTCTGGGAGAGAATATCTAATGATTCTTCCTCACTAGCTACCCACTCTTCCTCGAAGACCTTACCCGTTGCGTGCTCGTATGCCAAGAGTTCGCGCAACGTGGTCGGGCGGGCCGCCATCTTTTCGTGCCTGACGGCCTCAATCTGGCCCACTCCGGCCAATGCCAGTGCCCAGGCAAAGACCATGTCGTCGTGCTTTCCACCGTCCGCCTGGGGCTTGCCGCCCCTGGCGTAGACAAAGGTGTTCATCTCAGCCTTCATCCGGTCGTCGTTGACAACCAAAGCGCCAGCCGACACCGCCTTGTGCAGATTGGACAGGAGGACCGGGCGCGTGGCAACCGTAGTCACAAACCCAAGCTGCTCCTTCCACCGCTTAGCCATCTTATCGAACTGGGTGCGCCTGTAGAGGTTTGCGTAACCCTCTCCGATGAGGTGCTCGATGACGCTTAGTCCGTAGGAGTTGGACTCCGCGACCACCAGGGCGTCCCACTTCTTGGCCTCCTCTAAGACTCTGGAGGAGAACTCGCTTGGTGAGACTCTGACGTAGTGGGTACTGACGCACTGCGGCTTCTCCTTGTTCGTAATATCAAGCACACAAAACGAAGAAAAGTCCCCAGACGGCGAGCCCGAAGCAGTGTCCACGCCCATCGCATATACATGATACTTCTGTAGTTTCGCATACTCTCTGTATCCAGCGACAGCCTTGGCGTGCGGGTAGATGACATCGAAGTAGCGCTCACCTGACGTGATGAACGCAACCTCTGCGGTAGCCGGGTACTCCTGGTGGAACGTCTGCCAGCTATTGCCGCACTTGGTCCGGTAGGTCTCAAACGCCCACCACAGCTGCTCTTTGGTGAGGTTGTGCTCCTCCCCATACGCATGCCACTTCGTCATTGGCCCGCGCCACGCATACGGGCGCTCTTTCAGGCTGTACTCTTCGGACAGCATCCAGGGCAGAAAGACCTTGCCGTAGCCGTTCTTGTCGACCCACAACTGATGCGCGTGATTGAGGCCATTGGCGGTGGTCTCCATGACCACGATGGCGTCTGGCGTGGCCGTCTGGAAGACAGCCCGCACCGTGCTCTCAACGTCTGAGTAGAAGGCGAACTCAGAGCAGTGGAGGAAGTTGTAGGTGGTGCCACGAGCGCTTTGCGTGTTCGCGGTGAATACGCGTACCATTCCGCCATGGAAAAAGGCCATCTCGCGGACGTTGGACTTCTCGGTCGGAAACTGAAGCCACTGTGGGAGGTTGTCGTAGAAGCGCTTGTAAATCTCGAAGATTTGCTCAGCAGACTCCCGGCTCTGGGCCATGACTCCGACTCGGAAGTTGGGTCGGAAGTACGCATGCCAAAAGGCATACGCGGCAATGCCGGTGGTGCCGCCCATCTGGCGAGCCTTGAGGTCAAACACCCACGGGTTGTCCTCGATGGCGGAGATGAGCTTGTGCTGCGCAGCGTTCGGCTTGAACGTGATGAGCTTCGCCTTCTTGTCGACAATCTTCAGATGCCGACAGAAGTAGAGAAAGTCAGAAGCGCAGCGCCTAAGCTCTTCCTCAGTTGACTTGCTCTTCCTTGCCACCCGGCTTCATCTCCTCACGAACCTCGTTCAAGATATCGCGCAGGTGGTCGAGCACGGCAGCATCGCTGTCCTCTTTGATCTTCTCGGTGCGCACTTCGACAAACACGGTGTCGGCCTTGGTCTTTGCTAGCTGGGCCTTCTGCTGCTCTCTCTGGATTTCGTTATCCATCTCGGGCCTATCGTTCCACTTGTAGCGCTTCTGGAGCAGGAACATCGCTGCTCGCCAGTTGTGGTTCTTGGTCGCCTCTCGGATGACGATGTCCGCGAAGAGGGACTCACCGAACCCTTCTGACCGACTCATCTCGTGGTGAAACCAGGAGTACAGCGGGTGGGTCAGGTTGGTCTGACCCTTACGCACCCATACCTTCACGGTCCCGGGAGATACGCCAGCCATTGCGGCAGCCGAGTTCCGGCTGTGACCAGCCTCCAGCGCTTCGAGGGCGCGGAGCATGCGCTTTTTGAGCTTACGCTCCTGAAGGCTAAGAACGATATCCTCGGGCTCACTACGCCCCTCCGGGGACTCAGGCATCCAGGAACCTCTTCTTGTGGCGGTGGCGCTTCTTACGGTCGGTCTCCTCAAGCATACACACGTGCATGCACTCGAAGAAGCGGACGGCATCTTTGGCGAACCGCTCAAGGTCCTCGACCTCTGCGCCCTCTTGGATGTCGTTGTCGCGCATGCGCTCCAGCATGCCGACCACAATCTGCCGACACGCCCTGTGCTTGGGGCGCAGGGCGGCGTCATGATACCCGACGAGCATGTCGACCAGGGACATCAGTTCCATGCCGACGAGCTTGAAGGCAGACACGAGCGCTTGCTCGGTAGTCATGCTTTCGTGGCCGTAGTAGGCAATGTCGAGCGCCTGCTTGCAGCTTGACAGGCACTCAGCGATGAGGCCCTCGACCACCGTGGCCTTGGCGATTCCGCCCGAACGGGCGCCCTCGTCGTAGACCACAATGTCCTTGGAGGCGATCTTGTGGGCCGGTCCTATGGAGCCGCCCTCGGGGGCGAACACGCTCACTTGGAGAACCTCTTGAGGTGAGGTCCGAAGTACCGGGGTCCACTCGCGCGTGCCGAGTCCATGGACATTCTAATCATGGCGACGATGACAGCGCGCTCGTCAGTAAACCCACCGGACTTGGCAACGGTCTGGATGAACCGGACAACGTCTTTTCCGAGGTCCAGCTTTCTGATTGAGGCAACAACCTCTGCGCCGCGCTTGGACGTGGACGCCTTTTGCTCAGCAACCGATGACTGGAGCATCGCCTTGGAGTCGTTGTTGACGAGCTTCTTGCGCTTCTTGGTGGTCTTCTTTGCCGGTGCCTTCTTCTCAGCCATCACTACTCCTCCGTCCATTCCCAGGCATTACAA